CACAAAAGAAAATTGGACAGTGAAACACAAAGCATCTGCAGCTTTGCCTAGAGGCACTACAAAATTCTCAAATTTTTTGAATCTTTCATTGTTTCTCATCTTAGAAATTACATGTTCACGAGTTACAAATTTTTTGTCAAACATTAGGTTTGAAAACTCATTGAAAGCAATTAAAAAACCGGCAGGCAACAAAGGAGCCATCCCATTAATAAAATGAACATATTTTTGGAAAACACTGTGTGGTGCCCATCTCCTACAGTCTAGAACCCATCTAGTAATCCTTTTGACCCACCTTCCAGGTTTTTTTTCATAAAAATCTGTGTGGATTTTTGAATGCCTTCTGTTGCTTGGTATTGAAATAAATTCATTAGGAATTTTCTTGCAGATGAATTTAAAGAATTTTTCTATTGGATTCTGTTTTTGTTTAGTATTCAAATCCATACAAAAAATCTCTCTACCACCACCTCTCTGTATTTTATGAACCACATGAAAAATTAAAGATTCCAATTTTTGATCTGATAATATCTTGTCACTTTGAATCAGACTTTGGCTGGTTATTAGATCACTCTCTATGTAAGAGTTTATTCTATCAGTGATACTAATATCATCCAATATTTCAGATACTTTTTCATAGACAATTTCATAACCTTTTTTATTAAAAAAATTTGTTTTGTCCCAGCCTCTTAAGCCCCTGGAATTGGCTATTTTATCAATATCCTGGTTTTTCAATTTATCCCATTCATTAGAAAGTTCTATAGTATTAGTCATATTGTTCAAGTAACTAATCATATAATGACCTAAGTACTGTGAAAAAACCGGATCATATTTAAAATCATCTTCATATACACTATCATCTAAAATTAAAACATTGGATCTTAATGATACATCATTCAATCCATCGACATCAGGATGTAGCTCATTGAAATCTAAAACATCTTGCAAAATTTCCCACAAATTAGAAGCCTGTTCTAAACTACTATTTACAGGAGCTTTTGACATCATATAAGTGATGTATATAAAAGCTGTCAAGTGGTTATTGCCAACAATTGGCTTGTCCATCCAAAGATCAGTTAAGCCAATTTTTGATATGATTTGATCCAAATCGCCTCTACCCTCCTCCCTGATTTGGAACAGATTATAGGCAAAATCTTTGTAACCCTTTGAAATTCTAAATCTAAGCCATGCATCTAAATAGGTATAATTAAAATCTGCAAAAGATTCAATGATTCCCGGCAAATTGGCAAATTTACCTAATGGATTTACAATTAAGTAACGTGAATTGTGCATAAATTTTTCAGTCTTACGTCTATTATGAAGAGATAAAAAAACAGGCAATAAAAACATATTGGGCATTTCAAAATCAAGACTGGGAAAACATCTAGTATAAGTTGAATATAGATTGGAAAATGTCCTGTATAATAAATTAGTTCCATCTAACAAAATATCTTGTCTAAGCTGACTCCAAGGAGATACTATTAAAACTTCATCCCCACAATCAACTTTTTCAAAGGTAGGGTTTTCACCATAACCAGAAAATATCAAATCTTCTTTTTTAATATAGAAAAACACACGGAAAAGTCTAGACGATTGATTTTTGTATATTTTTGGACCACCTCTGACAATAATAAGAAATCTATCAAAACCTAAATTGTCTACTTTAATATAATCTTTATTATAGGTTTTTACACTTTCATTGAAGAGAAAAGTGCTCATACGTTGTGATATTTCAC